GCTGGTGGTGCTGGTGGTGCTGGTGGTGCTGGTGGTGATGGTGGTTGTTGTTGTAATATAGCATTACCATATAGATGTCTAAATTGTGCGTTTTCGGCGTTTTGTTTTTCAGGTGTCCATAAATTTGTTGTTAATGGTAGTGCTGGTTTTATTTTGGGTTTAGGTGTGGTTGCTGGTCCTGTTTTTTTATTAAATAGTTCAAAAATACTACCTTCATATTCTTTACCTTTATTGTTTTGTGCATTTTTTTGTTGTTGTTGTTGTATTCTTAATTCTTTATCATTTTCTCTTTTTTTTAGAACATTTGCAACTATTTGTTTGCTTTTTGTATTTCTTGGAACAGATGGAACATTTTTAACATTTGTAACATTTGGACCAATGGGTTTATTAGTCAATTGATTCAAATTTACGTATGTTGGTTCTGTTTGTTTTGTTAGTCCCAATATATCTACATACTCTGGTTTTGAAGTGTTTATGATTTCTGCGTATTCATGTTTGTTATCGGTTATTTCTTCGTACTTGTGAGGTACTCTTGCGTTATTCATATTTTCATATCCTGAATTAGAATTTACCTTTCTTTTTAAATGATTATAAGTATTATTATTAGTTCTTGACTCATCAGATAACTTATTATTAAGTACTGTAGATAATTTACTATAAATAGACATGTTCTGACCTTTAGACATGTTCTGACCTTGTTTTTTAGAAACATTTAAATAATCTCCTTTTACTTGTGGGTTAGTGTTGTTTGTCGATGTTTCGTTTTTAGTCACACCAAGTATTTGATTTTGTGTTTGATTTATAGGCTTATTGATTTTTGAAATAGAATTACCAAAAGATATACCAAAATTCCCTTGACGTTTTTTATAATTAACAATAAGTTCGTTAGGAAGTGGTATGCCTCTATTATTAGTTTGTAATCTGTTGGCAGTAGGATTTTGTTTTGTTTTTGCAAGTATTTTGTGTTTAATATACCTTGGATTTGTGACTTGTTTAGCAGTCAAACTATCCATATGTTTAAAGTTTTTTGGAGGTCCAATCATGTTTTTTGTGATTTTTGGCTTTGATTGTCTCTTCCACCACTTTCCCCTTACCTTCCCTCCACCCTTCTGGCAAACTTTTTTAGTTCTCTTCCCTTTAACCAAATATTTTTTAGTTTTTTTAACAACCATAATTAATTTAATTTAATTTAAATAAACTTTGAATAATTATAAAAAAAGAATTATTACTTATTAATATAATTAGAAAAAAATTAAAATAGAATTAATTATAACTAAATAATAATATAACTAAATAATAAAAAATCTAACTAAATAATAAAATAATAAATAATCTAATTAAATAATAAACACAAATAAAACAAACAAATACTAATCATAATGGACACTACATTTATAAGTTATCTTTTAACATTTTGTTTAGCAGTCATTTTAGTATCTTATTTATATCAAATAACAGATGGTGCGAAAACAAATAAAAATTCAAATAATAAACTAAATAGTAATAGTTTTGTAGCAATGATTAATCATTTGAATAATACTATAAATAATAATGAAATTAATGAAAATAATAAACAAACTAAAGATTGTATGCCTATTCATCACGTTGGTCCCATTCATAATTTTCATCAATCTTTTGGTAAATATAAAACTATGCCATTTGCTGGATTACCTACAGGTATTCCTGAGATGGGCTGGCGTAATTATTTTTTAGCAAACTATTCAACTCCTCATACAAAACCCGAAGACCCTTTTTCAGGAATTCCCACACGTCATTTTCTCAATAATATGGAAAGTGTTGATAATTTATATAGAAAGTGTTAATTATAAAAAAATAGATGTGTATGTGTATCGCCAATAATTAGTAGGGATCATACTCATCGTCATCAGACTAATTGTCATGAGACTCGTCGGCATTCTTGTTAGATGTAACTAGTGCATTATAGATATCGTTGAGTTTATCAACATCACAATTGTTCATAGAATACGGATTTCTAATGTGGTCGTTATTTTCAGGAGGATAATCTGTTTCACATCGAGGACATTGATGACCGTCAGGACCACAAGTTCCATCACTATAGTAGAAAAAATCATCGAAGCGAGGGTCGCCGTAATCTGGAATTTTGCGATCACAATAAGTGACACCGTTGTCTTCTTCTTTTGGATTATAAAGCCCCTCTGCTTGTTGTTCTTCAGGTGTTTCTTTTAAGGGAACATTATTAGGATAAGAGTTATTCATTTTTAAGAGATTTACAAAGCAATTATAATTCACAAATAACTAATTTAGTTTTTTCAATTTTTTTACAGTTATTTTAATTTTACTTGATTTTATTCATGATTTACTAATTTATGAAAAATAAATAACAAAAATAAATAATAAAAAAAAATAACAAAAAATAAATTAAATAATAATATTACTATAATATAAATTAAATAATAAATATAAATTAAATAATAATAATAAATATGACTATCACATCAACCCAGATAGTTTTGTATATAAGTTTTATTAGTTGTATTATTTTAATAAGTTATTATTATAAAAACAATAATCATAATGAACCTTTTAATACTGAAACAAAATTATCTCAAGAACAAAAATTAAATAATGAATTAGAAACAAATGATATTAATGATATAGAAACAAAAACAAAAATGATAAATTATTTTATTGAATTTCAAACTATGTTAAAAAAGGCTGATGATATGGACGCACCAATAACAATTAATAATAATGGAAATGAATGTGATAATTGGAATGAATATGATAATGGTAAATATAATGATAAAAAAAATAATTGTATTAAACCTGAAGGTTCAACAATACGACAATGTTTAATTAATAATAGATTAACATCTTGTTCTAGATATTATAACGATGGTAGAGTAGAAGGATTAAGTAAAATCAATACAAATGATATAATGGATAATATGATAAATAATACTATTGTAGATTTAAAAGAAAAACAAATAGAATTAACTAACAAAACTAATGATATAGACTCTATATTAAATGAATTAATATCACAGCGCAATCTAGAAAATCAACAATTGTTTTTTGTTAAGTATAATACTAATAATTTAGAAGATAAAAAAACATTATATGAAAAAACTAATAAAGAATTTGAACGTACTGAAAATGATGTTAATATTAATAAAATTCAATTTCAAGATTTTTTAGTTAAAAAAGAAATTATAGGAAAACAAATAGATAATTATTATTATTATACTAAATGGTTAATCATATTTCTTATTATAGTAGGACTATTCAATTTTATGTTCTCTAATATACTTGAATAAATAGTATAAAATTACATATCTACCTCAGTAGCAGGTTGTGCTTCTATAGGGTCGCCACTCGTCCCGTGTAATTTAAATCCATTAAATTCTTTATTCCGTCCTTTTGGTTTTCCAATATAACGTTCCATTTGTTTTATAAATATTGTTTTTTGTGTTTTAAAATCTCTTCCAACAAATAGTTGAAATTCATTATATAGTGTTGTAGCATCTACTTTATATCCAGGTGCTTCTTCAATTTTATCATTAAAGAATTGAGTATAAGTACTTGCTTCTTCTTGATATTCTTTAACTGCAGCATTAACTTCATCAGGAATATTAAATTTAAAGTTGTTCTCTTTTAATACTTTATATCTTTCAAAAAGCATATATAGGAAATAAGGAGCCCATTCAGGATATAAATGTTCTTGATTTTCAGCCTTAAAATGATAAGGGAATTTTTCAGGGTCATCTAATTTATACATATCCTCTTCTTTAATAACAAATTTTGCAAGACATTTTACAACGCAAATTTTACGCCAAAAACCATCATCAGTTGATTCGTTGCGAGGTATATCATTGCACTGCATCATCATTAAATATTGAGGAATAAATCGTATTAAATCTTTATTAAGATGTCTCCCAACTAATTCATCACCACTAATAAGTTCTTTAACTTTATCAGATTCAAAGGGTTGTCCTCCTTTTGGTTCTGTTGTCATAGCCACACGGGCGCCTTTTAAAGAAGCAGTGGCAGGTGAAGCAGATTGAGCATCTCGTTTAGGTGTATTTAATAATGTATTATCAAAAGATTTAAAGAATTCACCAAAAATTTTTGCTATCATTTTAAATAATTGCGATTTACCATTCGCACCAGAACCAGTAAAAATGATGAAATATTCACCAAATAAAATACCAGATAATTTCAATGAGAATATATTTAATACATAATCTTGAACTGCGTCAATAGGTAAAATACGGTCTAACCAATCCTGAATAGAATGTAAATATTCTTGTGACTCTAATGAATCAACATTGGTAGGAAAATCTATTTTAGAACTCATTGTCATCATATCAGAAGGCTCGCCATTGCGAAAAATACATTGGTCTAAATCTAATACACCATTATTACATACAAATACATTACGATTTTCATCAAGATTGGTATGAAATTCAGCATCATAACATTTTTGACTTAAATCTTCAATAATTTTTTTCTTATTTTGAGGAGTGCTTAAAAATCCTAAAATTTGACCGCATTTATCAAGACAGACTTTCGCATGTTGATTTTCAAAATATTGTTGTTTTTGTTCTTCTAAATTGGCTTTTGCTTCTCTATCATCGTATAAATGTTTATTGTAAATTAAAATTTCTTCATCATCATCAGAATTAGAATGACTATTACGAGAATTGGTTGTGGATGCGTTGCGATTACTACCATTAGTATTATTATTATTTCTATTAAAAATATTATCGCCTGAACGAGAACCATTATCATTATTAGCACCATTACCATTAGCACCATTAGCACCATTAGCACCATTAGCACCATTAGCACCATTAGCACCATTAGCACCATTAGCACCATTAGCACCATTAGCACCATTATTGCCTCCTTGTGCTGAAATGGCTTGATTTGCTCTTTCAACTTGTGCGGTGGTTTGATTACTAAATACTTTAATTTTCCAATCTTCGTGAATAATTGATAATTCGCGGTTTAATTCTTCGGTCATTAACATATAAATTTTATTAGCGGCTTTATCTTCCGTCCATTTATGATTATCAAATTTATACCACATAGGATTTGTTCCAGGACAAGCACACGCGACATTAAAATTAGCATAATCTTTAATATATGTTTTAATATAATCTGATAATGTACAAACACTTAATGCTTTAATATGAGTTTGACTAGCGTGTTCATAAATCCATTTATCAAAGAAATGTTTTTTATTAATGTTAATAATTTTTTCATATTCTTCTATATTATCTTTTTTTGCCATTTCTTTTAATTTATTTAAGTCTAAATTATACTTACCACATTTTTGAAATTCACTAAACCATAATTTAGCACAATAATTAGAGTCATATTTAGAGGATTGAGAACTCCACATACGCCAGGTATCATAATTACGGTCATCCATATTATATAAACAAATACCAATTTTACGCCAGTCTTCATAATCATCAGCACGTTCTTTGCTTAAGCAGTTTAATAATGCTTTAATTTCCGAAGCGGTTAGTGATGAAATACGTCGAAAATTAGTTTGATTTTGTGTAAAATTGTGTATTAAAGACAATTGATGTTGTTTATTAAAGTGTTTTTCTTTACTATATTTATCATTGACTTCTTCGCATTCGTCAAAATCAATTAAGTATTCAACGTTTTCTTGCTTACCAAAATTAGAAAATAATGTAATATATTCAGTTACAGTTTTACTAGATTGAATAGTTTTTAAAGATACTGTATCATTTTTATGTGATACTTTAAATATTTTGCTTACTTTATAATAATTACCGTGGTCTTCTGGTTTACCACAACCATAAATATACCAGGCATTAGGATAAATAATACGTTTATCAATAACATCTTCAATTTTAGTAATATTTTCAATAGATTTTGTAATTTCTTTAATTTCTTCATTTCCAATTAATTTATCACGTAAATCATATAAAGCCGCATTAGATAATACTAATTTAGGAATAATAATATGAATACCATCTTTAATAGTATTGGTATTATCATTTGTTAAACGCGGTTGTTTTTTTTCGTGAATAAATATATTATAATTTTCTTTAATATCTACAATATCTTTAATTGCTTCGGCAATACCAGTAGCAAATAATTCAATATATTCATCATTATAACGTCTATTTAAATTGGAGCGATTTTTTAATTCTTCATCTGTTGCTTTAAAACGTAAATCTAAATCTATTTTTATCATATTACATTTATCACTTGGTTTTTCTAAAAAATGCATTTGCTTACTAGGATTTTTTACTAATTCTTCATTAATATTTTTAAGAAACGCATCATATTTATCAGTAGGTATATTCCATTTTCCTGATTTACAATGAACACTACCTTGAGATAGGACATTTGATGGGGCATCTTTATCTAACACTTTAAATTTAGCAAAATTTGTATGAACTGATGTATTTTGCATTTTATATAAAATTGCTTTTTACTTTATATTTTATATTTTTATAATTATTCTATTAATTAGTTTTTAATTTTCAATTTTATAATTTCAATTTTTAATTATTAAAAATATCTAATTTTAATTATTAATACTATTTATTGTATTATAAATAATTATGAAATTATAAATAATATTAATATCGATTATTTTACACCCTTGAAGATTTAAAATGGGACAATTTTTAAGTTGAACTATTTTAAATTTTTAAGGTTTGACTATTTCAAGTCGTGTAAATTATGGGTGTGATACTTCTTCTAAAGTATCTGAGTTATTACTTCTGCATAAATAACTAGGTCTATCTATTTTATTTATTGCGTTTTTAACTATTTTATAAATATTTGTAGCACCATTACAATCTCTATTCCATACACCACTGCAAGACTTACACTTGAGTAGCCCATGAACTAAGACTGAACCGCTTCTATAAGGTTTTGGATTTGCCATAACCTTAAATTTCTCATTTATACCTTCGCAACTAGAACATCTACAACTAGTTCTAAATTCATCTACTAAATATGTTATAAAACCATTTTTTCTAAATAAAGTTCTCATACCTTTACCTTTTATTGGTTCCTTAAATTTCATATGTTTTTTCTGTTCAAAATCACCAAAACAAACTATTACATCTTCTTTATCACCAAATTTATTACTAAAGTTCTTTATTATTTTTTGTTCATTACGTTTTCTATTTATGTATCCATTTAATTTTAATTTTCTAAATAGTGATTTACTATAAAAATCCATTATTATTTTATTAATCTTATTTTTATTTTTAACATAATCTTTATATTTATCTAAATCTAATGATTTCTTATTATATTTTGATAGTTCAGTTTCATATTCTATTATTGTTTTACCTACTATTTTAGTTTCTTTTTCTTTAATTATTAATTTATTATATTTCTTAATTTTAGTTTCTTTTCTTCTTTGGTCTTGACTATATCTAAATGTATTTGCTTCTTTATTATCACCATTAACACAATATATTAAGTCGCATTTTCCAGGGTCAATAGCAACTATTTTTTTATTCTTAATAATATTATATGTTATATCATTTAATTCATCTATATATTTTTCATTACTAGTAGTTTTACATTCTCTTGATACTATACGTTTCCCTATTTTATCTTTTCTAATTAATAATATACTAGCACTAATACCATCGGTCTCTATCATATGATGAAATGAATAATTAGGTTTTATAAAGCACTGTCTTTCTGTTCTAAAAAAGAACTCCCATATTTTATCTTCATTCTTTTTTAAATTTCCTTTGAATAAGTAATCACTTTTATTACCATATTTTTTAGTTAATAATGTATGAACTAAAATAGTTGTATCAATTCTTATATGCTTTGGTATAATATCAGTTCTTAAAGGTAATGGATTATTTATAATTAATCCTTCTTTTTCAATTAGTCTCATCATATAAATCATTTTAGGTAAATAATCCATAGGCGCACATTGAATATCATAATACAAATTAGATTTTTTAAATTCCTTAATTGGTAATATAAGTTTCTTTTGTTCTTTAATCCATTTATGATAAAAAACTTTAGATTTGAAATTTGTATTTTCAACATTCAATAAATCATTTTTAATCTTTCTTAAATCACTATTAAGTCTATTAATAGCAGCTTCTTTTTCTTTTTTAGTTTTCTTAATTTTTCTAATCTTTTCAATTATAAATTTTTTTTTCCATATAACATTAACATACCTTTCTACATATTCAACATAATGACACTTAATATTATTTTCATAATCAGTAATTATACTAATAGAAAGATAATCTAAAATTGTATTCATATGAGTATATTCAAGTTCATCAAGTTGTAATTGTTTATAATGTTGATTATAAAATAGAGTTAAAGTATCTTTTAACTCTTTAATTTCAGTTTTAGTAGGGCGTCCAGTTGCTTTTTCTTTACAAAGTATTTTCATACAACAATTTATAAATGAAGCATCTATAGTTGGTAATTTATTATTAATATTATAGTAGTTGATTAAATACATTTTCATAAACTGTAAAGTATGAATAACAATTTTATGAGCCATAATAGTTAAGTCATTAATCTTAGGTTGATTAATTTCAAAATTTTTAATAATATGTTTAAGAGGAACCTTGATAGTTTTATAAAACTCCTTATCGGGAGGTTCTGTCATATTAATAAATATTTTTATTTTCATAAATTAAACGAATTATATGTTTTAATAATTATTTCTTTAAGTTGAAAAAAATGTAATTATATTTTTTAATTAATATAAATAAAAATTGAATTTTTAAATTAAAGAATTAATTATTAAAACATACAATAATTATTTTCACATTTAACAATTATTTATAAATGGATAGTCCAATGTTAAAAAAATTAAAATCTCAAAATCCAGATAAAGATTATCCTTCAAATGTAGGTCAAAAATGGAATGATGAAGAAGAAACTTTATTAATAGAAGAATTAGATAAAAATATAGATATTGATACTATCGCAAAAAATCATAATAGAACAACAGGTGGTATTAACACAAGACGTAAAGATATAGCATATAAAATGCATTTACAAAATATATCTATACAAGATATAATAAAATATACAAAATTAAATGAAGACCAAATAACAGAAATAATAAAGAAAAAACAAACTATTACTACAAATAACACATTAACAGATACAAAAACACAATTTTTAATAGAAAGAGAATTTACAGAATTAAAAACTGATATTAAAGAATTAAAAAATTTAGTTAAAGAAATGGTTGTAATTATGAAAGAATTATATGAATTAAAAACTAATAAAAATTAAATTTTATTTTAATAAAAAAATATATCTTTTTGTTCTTATTCTATTATCATTAATTTTTTTAGTATAATCACCATAAATAAACTGATATTTTAATTTAATAATATTTCTAATAATTGACAACCAAGGTCTTTTAACATTGTCAGGATTAGATGCGCCTATTATATTTGTAAATGAAAAATATTTTCTAATATCAGGTATTAAATCTAATATTTTTTGTTGCTTTACTTTATCATTATCTAATTCATATAATGTAATACTTTTATCATTATCTAATTGTAAAATATCTATTATTTTATCACATATTTCATATTGTTCCGTTTTATATAATTCACTTTTTAACTTCATTCTATATAATTTTAATTTATAATAATTAATATAAAAATGTTTTTAAGTTAGTTTATATAATTTAGTTTTTCTTTTTCTAGTTGATATTTTTCTATTATATTTTCTATTATCTTTTTTCTTATAAGCATAATTAAAATAATTCTTATAATTTTCAGGTTTAACTTTATCTATAGCATTTTTAACTTCTATTTTCAATTCATTAAATCTTAATACTTTTTTATTTAATTTTAAGTAATGTTTAATTTGATTAAAATACATTTCTACACAGTTAGTTTTTGGTGTATATGGGACACTAAATAAATATTTATTATTAGTATTTATAATAGTATCTTTTATTAAACTATTATTGTGACTACCAGCATTATCTAAAATGATTAGATTATTTGTAAATTTATCTTTTATAAATATATTTATAAATTCTTGTAATCTTTCTTTTGTCATCCCTCCTTTTTCATATAATAAATAGCCAATACATTTATTATTATTTATGGCTACCAATAATGTTTTGTATTTATTATAAATTATAAATATAAAAAAATAAAAAATAATATATAATTAATATTTAAATATTGTCCCATTTTAAATCTTCAAGGGTTTAAATTATAAAATTTAATAAAAAAATTATAAAAAAATAAAAAAAATTAATAAAAATTTACAAAAGAAATAATAAAAATACAAAAAATTATAAAAGAAATAAAAAATACTTTATTTAACAAAGTCTATCAATATTTCCCCAAGAAACATTACAAGATTTAGCCCATTTACATTTGGCATAATCACCAGTATTTTTATTTGTAAAAACCTCGCCTCCAAAATCCATAACATTAGCCCCTTCAGTTTTACTACAACTTCCTAAAGCATTTACATTTTTACATTGTCCATTACCAATAGATTCCCAATAATCGGGACAGGTTGAACTTATCATTTGTCCTGTAGGTTTAGGTAATATTTTTTTATAATTCTGATAGATATAGATAATTATAAAAATGAGTGATAAAACACCTACAATTATAATAACTGTATCACTTGTATATGTAGATTTTCTAATAGTTTGATTATTATTCATTTTAATTACTATATAAACTAGTTTATTATATAATTAGATAATTAATAAAAAATAATTAGAATTATAAATAAAAAATAATTAGAATTATAAATAAAAATAATTAGAATTATAAATAAAAAATAATTAGAATTATAAATAAAAAATAATTAGAATTATAAATAAAAAAATAGAATAATAAATAAAAACTGAAAAAAAATTGAAAAAAGTATTCATAAATTATAAATTATATATACATTCTCTAGTAATTATTTCGTTTTTGAAGTATTTTGAAATATTAACAGAATGTGCGACGACGAAACAAAAACGCCACTTGAGATGGAAAAAAAAATTATAGATGCTATGAATGAGCACTTTCAACATCCTGAAAGATTAAACGATTTTACTATTAATTTATCTCCAAAACAGATTATTGCAATCTTTAAATATTTAATAGAGTCTGATAAAGATTTTATGTCATTTCAGGTTGAATATTATTTTAATACGATACAAACTATTTCTCGTGTTCAACATAATTTACAAGATTATAAAGACTTATTAGAAGTCTTGAGTTATTTTACAAACGTGAAGACAGTAGAATTTTCTGAAAATAACGCAGTTTTAAGTAATATGTTGCCATTTTTAAGAAGTTTATTTGAGAAACATTCTACTATAAAGAAGTTTATATTTTGTAGGAATAGTTTGTTGCCCGCAAATCCTCAAGCTTCTGATATTGAAAACTTAAAAGAATGTTTTAAATTAATGAGAAATTTAAAATGTTTAGATTTATCAGCAATTGTATATGGATTATTTGAAGAAAGCATAGATATTGTTCAATTGTTAATAGATATTTTTGGAGGTTCTGAATTGGAAAGTTTAATTTTAGATTCTAATGATATAGAAGAAGAAGAGTTTTGGAAATTGTATAAAGGATTTACTGAAGCAAAAAATAATTTTAGTTTATCTATTAAAGATAGTATTTTTATAGTAAAACCTAATTACTTTTATCCAGAGATATTTTTAAAAATAAACAAAACCAATATGTATTCTTTAAAAATTATAAATGGTGATGTTGAAAGCGATGCTGATGAACCTAGTGATGAAGTTGTAAAACAAATAGAACAATTATCAAGATATAATTTTTCATTAATAAACTGTTCAACATCTTCTCTTCGTGTAAATAATGCTATTGAACCTTATTTAGAAAGGAATTTAACAATGTTTTGGGAACCATGGAATACATATGTTTTTCATAATGACTTTTTTAAAATGTTTATGACATTTCTACTTATGAATGAAAATTCATCTCCAAAACTTCCAATAATTATTTTTAATAAAATTTTTGGCTTTTTTAATATTAGAAAGTTCCTTGACGAATACGATTAGAAAAAAATTAAAATAATAATATAAAAAATTGATTTTTTTATAATAATATATAATTAATATTATACTATATTATAATAAAGTATAATTAATATTATACTATACTATAAAAAATTATCTAAATCAGTAACATTATTAAAAAAATAGAAAAAGTCTAAAATAAAGTTATTTATAAAAATGAATAACAATGATAATATGAGCAATCCTTTTTCTGATGGATATGAAAAATTAAATAGTGAAATTACTAATTTAGCAAATCTTAATATTACAACAACACAAGCAAAAGAATTTTTATATCCTTATTTAGAAAAAATTATTAATTTAAGTGAAGAAGAAAAATATCATATTTTTAAAGAATGGAAATATGGTGATTCTTTAGAATTAACTATTAAATCTCATACTAATAATAGACGATTAAATACGTGTGTTCCTTGGGAAGAAAGTTTTTGTATGTCTTTCTTAATCTATGTTTATCATTAAATTTTTACATAAATAAAATTAAACTAAAATTAAACTAAACTAAACTAAAATAAAATTAATAAAATAAAAATTAATAAAAATAAATTAAAAATAAAATCAATTTATATAAATTTTTAATTTTTTTTTACATTTCAAAAGATATATCTGGATAACCATCACTAGTTAATGGTGGATTTTGAACTATAATATTAGGAGCAAAAATATTAGCAACACCATCAAAATCTTTTTGTAAGAAGATAGGTTGTTTATTGTCTTGTGAAAATTTACCACTTAATCCTGTTCCATAAGATGACACGCCATCAACTGTTTTAGGATTAATACCAGTATTATAATTACTAGTATTGTCATATGCGTGAGGATTAGGAATTGTTTCTTTTTTAAACGTGCCTAATTGTTCTTCTAAAACAGTATAACCTAATTCAGTATGAATACCACCTAATGTATCTGTTAATCCTTTACCTAATGTATCTAGAGTAGCATAATCACCAATAGTATTATAATTATTTGCTCTTACATAAGCATTATTAGTATTTGTATTATTAGTATTAGAATTATCATCATTAGAAAAAAGTGTGCTGTTGGATTGCATAATATCATTTTGTGGTAGTTTAAAATTAATAGTTCCGTTTGTATTTACTAAAGAATCTTGATTACCATCTAATAAACCTCTAGCCATTTCATATTGTGCTTTTTCTTCGGGAGTTATAAATAAACTACTATTCATAAAATTATTTTTTAAAGGTGGTTGATATTGTGTTGTTTCGGTTGTATTATTAGTATGTGTAATATCACTAAATAAATCTTTTTTTTGTTTAGTTTTAGTTTTATTATTAGTTTTATTATTTGACAATGTAGTATCTAAACTATCTTTTTTTTGTTTCCAAAAATCAAACATTAATATAATAGATACTAAAATAAATATTAAAGCAATTAATATATAAATATTATCATTATATGTATTATAAATCCAATTATATGTATCTACCATTTTAACTTATTATTTGTATTATTATATTATTATATTTTTATTATTATTATTATTATTTTTATTATTATTATTATATTTTTATTATTATTATTATATTTTTATTTATTATATT